TCCAAACAACCGAGTGACTAAGCGAGAAGCTTGCGGCGCTTGAAGTGAACCGGCCGGCGGAAAACGCATATCTCGTCGTAAGATGCTGCCTTTTCATCGGTGCCGGCTTTTTGTTCGTCCATCTTGGCAATCGCCTCGTCAGCGTTTTCGCCGACGTACAAGGCTTTGTATTTATTGCCCTTGCGGCCGATTGTTATGATGCACTTCATTAGGCGGAAACGATTCGTTTCATGCTGTTAGAACCAACCAAGACGCCAAAAATTGTCGTGGCCGTGATCATCTGCTTTCCGTCTTTGCCCTCATACCAAGAGCGCAACTGTATCGTCAGACCGGAGTCGGGATCAGTTACCGACTCAACGGCGCCAGACCAGTTTTGCGGAATAGCCGGTTGACGTGCGGCGATCAAAAGCGCCTCCGGGCCACAAGCGAAACCTTCAAGGTTTTCGGAGTTACTTGGAATATCGGAATATTCGTAAACGTTGAAACCGTGAACACGCGGCACGCTATGATTGCGGATTGAATCGTCGAGCGTGGAAGCATACGAGGCTTGGATTGCGTTATCTTGGGCCAAGGCGGCGTAATATGCCGGCTTGATGATCAAGGCGCGTTCATCTTTGGGAACGTTCAACGTTGTTAAATCGCCGGCCAAAGTTGCCACGTCGTCGGCACCAAAGTTTGATGACGTGACGGTTGCCTTGTTGCCAAACTCAGAATTGACAACCAATGCCATCAAGGCATCGACCATCGAATTGATAACGGCGTGAGTTGCAGGACGCACGAAAGTCCGTTCCAACATATTCATTCCACCCTTGGCAATTTCCAAGTCGGTGAATGCCATTGTGAAATGTTTGTGCTGGTTCAACGTCACGGTTTTGGCCGAGCTTGTCACGTCAGTCGCGGAGTAACCGCTAGACGCATCACCGGCAGAAACCGCGGTGGCTATACGGGTTGTAATGCTTTCGCCTTGGTCGGCAATTTCACTCGAAAAATCGGTGGTGAACGCTGAAACCGGCGTGTGTTGAGCGCTCAAATTGTCCAACACAGATTGGGCAATGGCAGCGAGGTTTAGTCCATTTAGGGTATTGGCCATCTTGTTTTATCCTTAATTTATAATAAGTTTAAATTGTTATTTAACACGCGGCCGAATTTCGGCGCGATAAAAGCGGGTTTGCTCTTTGGGGGTATCTTTCAAAGTTGCGTAATGCGCCCAAAGTTCATCAAGAGTTTTTGCGGCTGGCTTTGCTTCGCTTTCGTCAGCGGGCTCGGCACCTTGTTGGGCGACAATCTCCAAAGCTTTCGCGCTCGCGATTTCATCGACCTTGGTTTTTTCGGCTTCAAGCTCTTGAGCGTGTTCCTCGTAAAGCGCCACAATTTTCGCCTCGGCGCCGGTGATCACGTTGGCCAATTCCTCGACCTTGGCGGAAAGTTCGGCAACCTTGGCATTTTCTTCGCCGACTAGTGCGTTTGCCGCATCCAGGTCCGCGGTCAACTTTTTGTTTTCCTCTGCAATTGTCATAACCGTCTGAACGTTCATTTTGCACAAGTTCAAAACATCTCAAGGGCGTTTTTTAGATTTTTTTTCACCCCGTCAATCATGCCGATTTGTGCCGCACGTTTGCCGCTAAATGTCTGCCCTTGCATTTTGTCGCCGCCAAGCGCGGGGCGATATTTTGAAACGAACGCAACAAAGTCGTCGTATGTTTCGTTTACTTCGGCTTGGAGAAATGAACGCACTTCCTCATCAATCGCGACGCCGGGAAATCCTGCCCCTTTGTATTTGCCGGCCTTGATCAACTCCACTTGAACGCCTTGCTCTCTCAAGCTTTGGCTTGTGTCGATGACGGGCATATAAACACCAATCGAACCGACTTCGCTTGATGGCGATGCGTAAATTGCGTTTGCCCCGGCAACAGCCCAATAAGCCGCGCTTGCAATCATCGAGTCGGTGTAAGCAACGATTTGTTTTTGTCCGCCTCGTTGTACGTCTTCAATTGTTTCGGCAAGCTCGGGAATGCCGCCGACCGTTCCGCCCGGTGAATCAACATCGAGCAAGATTGTTTGCACGTCTGAATCGGCGGCCGCGTTTTCGACGGCTTCAATCACGTCAATCGTATCAACGCCGCCCATTGCTTTTTGAGCCGCGGTCAACTTGTGCCCAAGCACACCATTGATCGAAATGATTGCCGTGCCGTTTTCGGCGTAATAGTCGAAACCTTTTTTTTCTTCGTCGTCGGGCATATTCACCGCGCCAAGCATTGCCTGAGCGGCCGGCACGCAAGCCGGATGAATTGCCATCAATTTCGTTTCATTATTCATTTTCTGTTTGTAATCCGTTTGGGGTTAAAAGTTGCACACGATTGGGGTCGATGCCGGCGCTTCGTGCTGCATCCAATAAAACACGTTGTTCGTCGATGCGCTTTTGAAGTTCATCTTCCCAATGCAATCCACGCTCGGCGTACAACTCTTGGAGCGTCGTTAGCCCAAGCTTGTAATCCTCGCGGGCGGCATTGGCATCGCGGCCGGCGTCCACGGTTAAACGTCGCGGGCCTTGGTAATGCCAACTGTACCAATCACCACTTGGCGGCATCGGTAACAAGCCAAGCTTGATTGCCTTGGCAATTCCATAACCGTCAATGCGCCGCGCAATCTTGCGAACCAAGCGTTGATTTTTTTCAATCGTCCGTTGCGCCTTTGCAGCAACCAAACGCACGACGGCGCCGCCGATCTTTGAGGGATCAAGCGAGAAATCGAACGGCCATTCCAAAGCTTGAAACGCGGCCCGCATGATTGTCGCTTCAAATTCTTGGGCGTTTTTACTTGGGCGATTTGATTCGACGGTTTCGATCTTCGCGCCCGAGCCCGCCCGGAAATAACGAATCGCGCCGCCCTCCAAAGTTTCAACCGTTGTATCAAGCTCATTCGATTCAATCGTTTGCTCGATGAACGCTTCGGAGTCATCTGCAAGCCCGCTTTCGTTGTGTTCAATCAGCGAAATCGACGCTTGTGCCTTTTGCGCGGTCAACTCGTATTGCCGCAATTCTTTGACATCCTGCAAGTCGGCAACAACGCCGGCCAATGGAGTTAGCCCGCGGTTTTGGTCACTCCATTCGGGAAAGTAACAAAGCGAAAAGTCAGTTGCAGAAATGCGCCGGCCGTTTGTGAGTTCGTAACCAATCGCCCGACCGTTTGCGTTTGTGATCACGCCGTTTGTGATCTGCCGGCCTTTAAATGGCCCGTCAGCAATGATGCCATTTGAACGCGAACCGATACGGTGAGCCGGCACCATTTGAACGGCGGGATATTTGCCGCGGGATTCAGTCAGCAAAACACCAATGTCGCCGTCGCGTTTAATTCCGATCAAAGCCAAATAAAGCAATTCCTCAAAATCGGCCCGGCCTTGGATGTCGCACACCTTGTGCCAATCTTTCAGCCAAGCTTCAGCTTCAACGCCCCATTCCTTATCCTTGCCGACATATTGGCAAGTAAACGGCTGAACCGAATATGTCGCTTGTTCCAAAAGGGCGCCACGCACCGGGGCAAAGTTTCCAAACAACCAACGGCCGGCAGAAATCAATTGCTGATGCGTGCCCGTTGGAATCAACGCGGGCGTGTCTTGGGTAAGTGATCGAATCGGATTACGAAACCGATGGTTGACGTTCGTGTGATCGAACAGATACCCAAGTTTTTTAAAAAAGTTTTTGATCATCTGAATTTGGCAAAAGTCCGGGTTGATGCGTACCCGTAGGTTGCAGGGTCTTTGCGTTTTAAGGCGTAACGGCATTCGCGCAAAACCGTATCAAGCGGCAACGAAAACTGTTTGGTCGCGTTCCTTCCGCCGACCGAATAACTCATCATCGTTTTGCCATCAGTCACCAAAGTTTTGGCTTTTGCCAAAATTGTTGTGATTTCAGATGTTGAAAAATCGAGAAATAAACCCTCGGCCATTCCCCGAGTTTATGGATTTGGCGAACATTTCAAGGGCAATTGCGCCCCTTAAAAGGCAGGACGCCCGAGCTTTGACACTCGGGCGCTGATAAGAAAAAAGAACCTAAACCATTTAACTATGAAAAAAGCGACTTCATAAAAAACGAAGTCGCCGACATCTCAAGGGTTTTTTTTACGGGGCCGGCCGCGTGGCTTTTTACCGGGGGCAGGGGGTTTGCTTGCGTTGGCTTTTGCTGCCGCCGCTTTGGCTTCGCTTGTGACGCTGCCCAATATCTGACCAATGTTGATTGGCTTGTTGCAATGAGGGCATTTGATTGGCTTTTTCATTGCGTGTTGCCTCGCAACTCTTTTTCGTAATCATTCAAAATTTGCATATGTTCCGGGTTGTTGATTTGAAATTTTGCAAATTCGTCATTTTTTGAATCGGCAACTTCTTTGCCATTAAAATAAACTTTTGCGTCGGCAATTCCTTGTTTGTATTTTTTCAATCTTTTGCAAGCGTCATAAAAAGTTTGAAACATTTCGACAGTTTGCCAAGGCGTGTACTTCCAACCTTTACGAGTATAACCTCCGGGCGTTTTCCAAGTTTTAATATACAAACCTTGCCTTGTCTTTAATATAAATTTTTTCAATTTAATGACTCCAAATGCAAATCAACTGAATAAATCTTATCCCCGTCAACTCTTGAGATTTTGAGGCAAATTGATTCTTTGTCTGCAATAGATATTCCGAAATCAGTTATGTCATAATTACTTTTTGTTTCCTGCTGTAAAAGCCGCAAGGCTTGATTTTTTTGCACCTCCCCTACGGGATCTAGCATTTTTTTTAAAATATCAATTCCGCCGGGAACGTATGCAAGCACGGTCACGCTATGCTCTGTTTTTTCTTTTTTCATCCTTTTTGCACCCATCCTAGTTTGCCGTCTTTGTTTTTAAATTTGAACCCTTTGCGGCCAATTGTTTTCAAATGCTTTTCTGCCGCTTTTTTTGTCCCAAACGCTTTTTCACTCGCAGGAAATCCAACTCCGCAATGCCTGTCGGTGTATCCGTAAACGTACCATGAAGATTTCGATTCAGTTTTCATTTTCGTCAAACAGTTGCGGCTTGCGCTTTTTTCTTTAGGTCAAAATATGCGTTTATCGCATCCTCGGACAACCAAAAAAGCGGCCCTGTTTGCCCCTCTGCCATGTCATCGGTGTCACAATACCCAATGCCTTTTTGTTCCATTGAGCTAATCAAGCCCGCCACTTGGTGATCGTTCCAGCCAAGCAATTTTTTAAATTCTTCGGGCCCGCCGTTTGAGTAATTGTCTGACAGTTGGCCAATACGATCATCGTCAATGTCGTCAGAGGAATCGTAATTTAAACAGCATTTGACCGCGGCCAATTCGTTTTTTGTGAATGTGATTTTTTTCATTTTTGTTGTGGCGCGGGTTTATTCCCTCGCGCTGAAAGGATTAAAACCTAACAGTTGGGTTTAAGGCAATAAAAAAACCCAAAAAAATAAAAAAAGTAAACAATTCAAAAATCCCGTAAAACGCGCCCCATCAAAGCCGCGACGACTTGCATACACTCACAATCCCACAAGTGATTTTGTCGCTTGCCGATCTTGCGCCATTCGTAAACCGCTTGCCCAGCCCGGTCGTGGCGTTGAACTTTACGCTCAGAAAACATTTGCGCTTCATAATCTTCGCCGGCTTCAGAGTATGCCAACCATTCAGCGCCTTTGCCGTCCCGCAAGTTTGCCAAGATGTCTTTGCAAGTCGGGTTCGACCAATGAAAAAGGGGAACGGTTTTAAGCCGGCCTTGCTTGCTGGTGCCTTGGCCGGGGTCGATTTGGATTTTCTGACTAAAGGCCCGCTTGATGGTTTTGCCGTCGCGGCTTTTGTGCGTGAAGTCTTTGGCCGCGCCGCCTTTAAGACACGTCCAACCGTATTGGTTGCAAGCGGAATAAACCCGGTTGGCTGAATAGCCCGAGTCGATGAACAGCAAATGTTTTTCAACTTTGTGTTCAATCCGCAACGCTTCCAAATCTTCAAAGCTTGTTGGCTTGGCCCAATGCACCAAACGGCTTTGACCATCTTCCGCCCATGCTCTGACTAAAAAATAAAAATGATCTTTCTGAACATCGACAGTCGCGAACCGATATTTTTCACCGTCCCAAGGCCAAGCGTCGTCGTGCTTTGCCAAATCAATTTCGGTTTCTTCCTCGGATAACTCGGTTGACCAAGGCAACCCAAGCGATTCACATCGAAAAGTTTTGAACGGTTCAACCGAGCCCACTTTCATCGCTGCCCGCGCCGCCAAAAATTCTTGGACCAGGTCGGCCCAACGTACCCAAGGGGGAAGCAACGCCGACCATCGAAAAGAAACTTTTTGCGTCGGGGCGTCCGGGTTTGTCGCTTTCCAAATTCCAGAATTGGCAATCTGTTTTCGAATGTCAGGCCGGTCAGGCAACTCGGCTTGGCACTTGGGGCACACATATCGAATCGTCGGGGTCAGGGCGTCAAAATCCCATTTGTTGTCACGATAGGTTGTTTCGTCTGTTACCCATTTAAGGTTTTCAAATTCCAATTCGTGACGTTCGCCACACTCGGGGCACGCGATCAAATAAATGCGTTGGTCGCCTTCTTTGAAAGCACGGTCAACGTGATCATCAACATCGTTTGGCGTGCTGATTAAAACTTTTCGCGCATTCCAAAAAGCCCGCGTTCGTTTGCTTACCATTTCAAACGCGCCGGCCGGGTAGTTTCGAACCTCATCAAGAAACAACCAACGAATCGGCTTGGATTGCAATTTGCTTTGGGAGTTCGCGCCGTTGATGACTAGCGGCATACTGGCGAAATTGATTTCCAAAGTCGTTTTACTGTGACGGTCTTCGGGGAACAAAGCGGCAACGGGGTCGCACGCTTCAAGCGTTGGCATCAATCGAGTTTTGGCAAAAGTTTTAGCTTCGTCTTGGGCAGCTTGCACCCACATCGCCGGGCCGGGGTCTTCGGCAATCGCCCAAGCCAAAAGAATCATCACCATTTGCGTTTTGCCCGATTGAGCGGAACACATGATTGACAACTCGCGCACGCGGTTATCGGCAAACACTTCCATCGGTTGCATTGTCCAAGGCGCCGTTGTCGATTTGTACTTGCCGGGAAACGGTGAGGTTTTGTCGACCGTGATATTTTTCTCGGCCCAAAGCCAAGGGGCGTCAGTTGACCGGGGGCGGATTGCGGCGCGGGCTACTTGTTCAACGTAGGTCATGCCCATTTCTCCCCGTTTAATTGTTCGAACGCTTCACCCAATGCTTGCCGCAAATGCAATTGGATTTCCGCCGCCTTTTGTCCTTCCAACACCGGGGGCGATTCAGCTTCCAGCTTGGTATAAAGTACCGACTTAAATTGAGCGATCATCCGCGTCAACTCGGTTTGCACTTCGCCGCGGGGTAACAAGTCGCCGCGCTTTACATCAATGTCGATCTGCAAAAGTTCATTCTGCTTGGCAAGCTTGTCGCGTTGAAGGTCGCCAAGTGTTTCGTTTTTAACGTCTGGCCGGCGCGACTTCAAACCGTTGTCGATGATGAATTGGCGCCATGCGGTCACGTTAAATTCTGACGCCCGCTTGGCCGGCACGCCCGGCAACTCTTTCCATTTGTAGTAGGTGTTTCGCTCAATGCCTAAGACTTGGCAAAGCGCGGTGATATTTTTGGCCCACTCAATTTTTCTTTTTGCCGCCATAGTATTCGACCGCGTGACCTTCCTCGATCAGTTGCTCATTGATGTCTAAATCGTCAACGTAAAGAATCCCCAACACGCGCCCAAATTTCCCCTTGCGATCAAGCCGGGTAGCAATCACGCAACGGTTGTCAGCAAATCCAAGAATCTCGATCAATCTCGCTTTAGCTGCCAAGCCCAAGGCTTTTTCGCGTTTGTCCCGCGTGCGACATTCGGGGGTATTTATTCCCCACAATCGAACACGTTGGCGCGAGTGCATATCGAATCCCAAATCAATCAAGACATCAACGGTATCACCATCGACGACGCGATCAATTTTGGCTTTGTAGTGATAAAGTTTTTCGTCCGTTTTCATTTCCAAAATTGCCACCACTTCGAAAGTTTCAAAATATCTTCACCTTGCCCCTCCGCACGAACGCGGGCTTGGTCAAGTTGCGACTCGGTGAACAGATACGGTTTTGTTCCTTCGGGCGATTCAAGCCAAGTGTGAATGTATTGTGCGTTTGCCATTGGATGTTTGTTTTTATTTTTAACAATAAACAAACGGCCGGGCTTTACTTTTGTTTGTTTCATTTTTAATCGGTATTTACTGAATGCTTATTCAAGGAAATTTTCACTTATAGAGGTTCGACGGTCAGCACCGGAAACC